ATGATTCACACGAAAGAATAGAACAAAGCGATGGCAATATAGAGTTTTTCACAAATAACAGTCAAGCAATGACTTTAAATGGGTCAAATCTTGGAATTGGAATTACCGGACCAGGTGCTTCTTTGCATGTTGACCATAGTTCAAGTACTGCTTATAATGGAGCAGCAGAAATACTTGAATCGGTTATTATTAGAAATAAAAATGGAACAGATAACTCAGGTGTAAATAATGTTGCTTCTTTAGGTCTTCAAGTAGCAGATGGTGCAACTTCACAAGGTTTTATTAATTATATAAGAACTGGTAATAATACTGGTGATTTTTCTTTTTCACAAAGAACAGGAAGTTCTAGTTATGCAGAAGCAATGCGAATTGATAGCTCAGGAAAAGTTGGAATTGGAATTACAAGCCCAGCAGGTAAACTTCATGTAGATGGACACACAAGTTCAATAGGAACTATTCTTGAAGGTAACGGCGGTGGAGATACAGTACCACTTTTCTTTAGAACCAAAGCAAATAATAATGATGTTACTAATCATGGTATTTTTGGTAATGCGGGGTCTACTGGGTCTGATAATTTTTTAACCTTAGGTCCTAGTTCTACAAGCGGAGTAAAAGTTAATAGTTCAGGACATGTTGATATACCAGACCAGCCTGGGGCTAGGTTAGGAATACCATCAACGCAAACGATAACTTCAAGTTGGTCAACTGTCGACTTCAGTGATACTGATTCAGCTGATGGTATGTATAACAAAGGATTAACTCTTTCGTCGGGTGATATAACTGTTCCCACTGCTGGAAGATATTTCATAAGTGCAAGGTTTAGATCAGAAGCAACTCCATTCTCATCTGCTACACAATTTGAAATTTCAGTTAATAATGCAGCTTCTGGGGGAAGTTATGTACAACGTGTAAGGCTATATATCAATGGTAATTCACAAGGAGCATATGAACACGCACCGCCATTAGATAGTATTATTGATCTTGTAGCAGGAGCAAGATTTAGAATTCGAGCAAAATCAGATGGTAGTGCTACTTTTCAATTAAGTAGTTCATCTAACACAGTGTGTCATTTATCAATAATAAAAATGGCATAATATGATAATAAAAGAATTAGAAAGATAAACGGATATAAATAGTAATATGGCAGCACCAAATAGTAAAACAACTTTAATCGACTTTTGCTTAAGATCATTAGGAGCACCTGTGATCGAAATAAATGTTGATGATGACCAAGTAGATGATAGAATAGACGAAGCTCTACAATTCTATCAACACTACCATGCAGATGGTATTGAAAAAATGTTTTTAAAACATAAAGTGACAAACAGTGAACTTATATTTCAAGCAGTAACAACAGGAACATTTGTAGAAGGTGAAATAGTAACTGGTGGAACATCTGGTGCAAAAGCAATAGTTAAAAAAGTACCAACTACTTCTACACTTAGATACAATGTCTTGGTAGATTCAAACACTCCTTTCCAAGCTAGTGAAACCGTAACAGGTGGAACTTCCGGAGCAACTGGTGTTATTTCATCATCAGGTGGAATAGTTAAAGGCGATATGGAAAACGGTTATATACCTATTAATACTTTAATTACGCAGGTCGTACGTGTATTACCAATAAGAGATTCTGTATCATCTAGTGATATGTTTGATATAAGATACCAAATTCATTTAAACGATTTATATAGTATGGGATTTATGGGTAGTTTAGCAGAGTATGTTATGAGTATGCAATACTTAGATATGCTTGATGCAGTAGTTGATTCGGATGATAAGCCAATTAACTTTGATAGACATAAGAATCAATTAGATATTTTTATGAATTGGAATGACGAATTACAAGTAGATGATTATATTGTAGTTGAGTGTTATCGTATAATCGATCCAAATACATATACTGATGTATATAATGACTACTTCTTAAAAAAATACGCAACAGCATTAATAAAAAGGCAATGGGGAACAAACCTATTAAAATTCGAGGGAATGCAAATGCCTGGTGGAGTTACATTTAATGGAAGACAGCTTTTTGATGATGCAAATGAAGAAATTACAAGATTGGAAGAAGAAGCTCGATTAAATTGGGAACAACCAGTCGATTTTTATACAGGATAAACCATGCCTAGAAACGTTTTCTTTTCTCAGGCAGTTAAATCAGAACAAAGTCTTTACGAAGATTTAATTGTTGAGAGTTTACAAATATACGGACAGGACATATATTATGTTCCACGTACTCTTGTAAGCAGAGACAGTATTCTTGGCGAAGATCCTGCATCTAAGTTTGATGATGCATATTTGATGGAAGCTTATTTAGAGAACATAGATGGATTCGAAGGTGCTGGGGATCTTATGTCCAAGTTTGGATTAGAAATAAGAGACGAAGCAACTTTTGTTATATCGCGAAGAGTTTGGGAAAGATTAGTTGGTAAGTTTTCTACTAACGTGTCTGATCCTAGACCACAGGAAGGAGATGTTATATTTCTTCCAATGACAAACTCTTTCTTTGAAATTAATTTTGTTGAAGATGATTCACCATTTTATCAACTATCTAATTTACCAGTTTACAGAATGCAATGTTCATTATTCGAATACGCAGACGAAGACTTTGATACTGGCGTAGAAATATTAGATCAAAAGACTGGTGCAGCTGCTTATCAAGTATTTGTAGATGTTACAGTTTCAGGTGGTAATCATTTTGAAGTTGGGGAAACAGTTTCACAGATAGTTTCAACAGGAATAACAGTTAGTGGTGAAGTACAACAAAGAACAAAAACTTCAGACACTGCTGGTACATATGGAATATCTAATATAGGAGTGACAGGGTCAGCAGGTGTTGCAAAAGACTTTATAGCTTCTAGTACAATAGTACTTACAGGGGGAACAAATAGTTATACTGGTACAATTACTAAAGTATATGATGTTTCAGATAATACACAAACCTTTACTACAGATGGAGCGGCGGAGAATGTGTCGATTGAGTTAGAAGCAGATAGCTTTATAGACTTTACAGAATCGAATCCATTTGGTGATCCGTCAGATACTTACTAATGTTTGGAACTCATTTTTATCACGCAACAATGCGAAAATCGGTAGCCGTATTCGGTACGCTGTTTAATGATATATCTGTAATCAGATCAAAAGCTGATGGTACAGTTTTAAATCAAATAAGAGTTCCTTTAGCGTATGGACCAAAACAAAAATTCTTAACACGTTTAGACCAAGAGACTGGGTTTGATGCAACAGTAGGTATTAAGCTTCCTCGTATGGCTTTTGAAATGACATCTTTAGAATTAGATACCAATATAAAAGGTAATAAGATGAATAAAATTATTGAAGATCATGCAAGTGATGTAACAAAAAGAAAATCAATAACACATTATACATCTTACAATATTGGTATGCAATTAAATATATTAACTAAAAACCAAGATGATGGATTGCAAATTGTAGAACAAATCTTACCTTATTTTCAGCCAGAATATACTGTCACAATTACCCCAGTAGATAGCTTTACACATAAACAAGATGTTCCGGTGGTATTAACAGGAGTAAGTATAGATGATAGTTATGAGGGTGATTTTACAGAACGAAGAGTATTAACTTACACGTTAGACTTTACAATGAAAATGAAATTCTACGGACCAACTGCTGATCAGAATATGATTAGATCAATTAGCTTAGATTTCAAAAGGCAAACACCAGCAGAATTTTATCAAGGTCTTAACTTCTCTGTTGGAGCAAGTGATACTCCAAGTAACTTTACAGTTACAACTACAAGAGATACAACACAAAACCCAACATCATCTGGTAATACATTTACATACACCGCAAGTGTTCAGGCTGTAAATTTTGATAGAACAGTTAATACAGATACAACTAATACAGATAATATTATACTTACATCAACTCAGCCACAAAACTATATATATCCAGGAAATGGAATGATTTCTAAAACATTGCAATCAGGTTCTGCCTTTGCTGATACTAGTGGAGATGGATTACTTGGTGTTGAAGCTGTTCAAAATGCCTATACAGAAAACTATCAGATTAACTTAGATGAAAATGCGACAGTTCAAACAGGAGACGTTTTAACTACTTTTGCAAATAAATATTTTATCTTTGACCGAAGAACGCCAACATTACAATTCTTACATGGGAATACATATACAATTAACTTTCCTGCAGCACACCCAGTTAACTTTTCAACAGTAGAAGATGGAACACATAATGGTGGTAATGCTTATATAACCGGAGTGACATCAACTTCTACTTCTGTTACGATAGTTGTTAATTCTAGTACACCAGCAACATTATATTACTATTGCGCTAATCACGCTGGACACGGTGGAAAGGTTACATCTGCAGCAAGTTAGGATGAATACATTATGGACAAAAAAGAAAAATTACAAAAGTCGCTAGAAAAAAACTTACCAGTCAGTGCTGACGCACAAGAAAGAAAAGATAAGAAAGACATAAAAGATGATTATGAATTTTCTAGACGAACTTATAAAGATTTAATACAAACAGGAATGGGTAGTTTAGATACACTGGCGGAACTCGCCCGTGAGAGCGAGCACCCACGCGCATTCGAGGTATTATCTAGAGCAATAAAAGATGTTGCAGATACTACAGAAAAACTTATGGCTTTGCAGGCTGACAAAAAGAAATTATCAAAAGACGAAGAAGCAGAAGAAAAGAAACGGTTAGTTACAAATAATAATTTGTTTGTAGGAAGTACTGCTGATTTACAAAAAATGATATTAGACAAAGACTTTATTGATGCAGAGGATTAAAAATAATGAATTTGGTTATCTAGGTAATCCAAACGTAAAGCGTGACGGAGTAGAAACCGAGTTTAGTAAAGAAGAAATACGGGAATACATGAAATGTATGAAAGATCCTGTATACTTTGCTAAGAAATATGTTAAGATAATATCTTTAGATGAAGGATTAGTACCATTTAATCTATATCCTTATCAAAAAAAGATGTTTAAACACTTTAATAAGAATAGATTTAGTATAGTGTTAGCATGTAGACAAAGTGGTAAAAGTATATCTAGTGTGGTTTATATACTATGGTATGCAGTATTTCACCCAGAAAAAACTATAGCTATACTTGCGAATAAAGGTGCAGTTGCTAGAGAAATGTTATCACGTATTACATTAGCTTTGGAAAACTTACCTTTCTTTTTACAGCCAGGAACTAAAGCTTTAAATAAAGGTTCATTAGAGTTTAGTAATAATTCTAAGATCTTAGCAGCTGCAACATCTGGTAGTTCTATAAGGGGTTTATCTATTAACTTACTCTTCTTAGATGAGTTTGCTTTTATCGATGATGATGCTAGGTTTTATACATCTACTTATCCGGTGGTATCAGCAGGTAAAGATACACAGATTATTATATGTTCTACAGCAAATGGAATAGGTAACGTATATCATAAACTTTGGGAAGGTGCTTCTCAAGGTACAAATGAATTTAAACCTTTTCGAATAGATTGGTGGGATGTGCCAGGAAGAAATAAAAAATGGCAAAAAGAAACTATTGCTAATACTTCTGAATTACAGTTTGAACAAGAGTTTGGTAATACATTCCACGGAAGAGGTAATACTTTAATAGATGCAAATCATTTATTAGCACAAAAAAGCCAAGAGCCTATTACTATAAAAGAAAATGCGTGGGTATATGAAGATGCGCAAGAAGGTCACGAATATATAATGACAGTTGATGTTGCAAAAGGTAGAGGACAAGATTACAGTACATTTACAATTATAGATGTAAGTACTAATCCTTTTAAACAGGTAGCTACATTCAGAGATAATAATATATCTCCTATGTTAATGCCAGATATTATTTACAAATATGCTAAGAGTTATAACAATGCTTATGTTATTATAGAATCAAATGACCAAGGTGCTGTTGTTTGTAATGGTTTATATTATGATTTAGAATATGAAAACATGTTTGTAGAATCATCAGTTAAAGCAAATGCTATTGGTGCTACAATGACTCGAAGAGTAAAACGAATAGGATGTTCTACAATAAAAGATTTAGTAGAACAAAGAAAAATAGAAATTGTAGATCCAAATACAATTATAGAAATGAGTACATTTGTTTCAAGAGGAAATTCGTTTATGGCTATTGCACCAAATCATGATGACTTAATGATGAACTTAGTTTTATTTGCTTGGTTTACTACAACAGATATATTTAGATCTTTAACTGATATTGATATGAAAGATATGTTATACAGAGAAAGATTAGCAGCAATACAAGACGATATGCTTCCAGTAGGATTTTTAGGTGAGAAATCTGAAGAGCATAAATATAGTAAAGACGAAGATGGAAACATTTGGTTCGAGGAAGAGACAAAATTTATTAACTGGTAATATGCAAAACTTTAACGACTGGCAAAATACAGCCAATAATCCGATAGAAGAAAAGAAGGTATTTGAAAAAGATCCTTCTAAGCTACACTGCATTGTGCTAGGTTTAGGGGATGAAGAAGGAACGTTTGCAGATATAGTTGGTAAATTAACTAAGAAGAAAGGAATGAAATTTACATTAATTAATGTAGATGAAGCTTATATATCTTCTGTTGATGTTGATTTAGGTTCTGTTGTTTTTCAAAACTATGACGGTGAAGATAGCGAAATAGAACTATCGAAAGAAAATTCTATTGTCTTTGTACGAGCTGGAGCTATTCAGAATTTAACTTCCCAATCATTAGTATCTTCTTTAGGTACATACGGATTCTTTATGGTAAATGATTTAGAATCTATGATGTTATGTGATAACAAAATGTCAAATGTAATTGCACTTGACCGTAATAATATACCTACTCCTAAATCATCAGTTATAACAAATGTTAAATCTATAGATAGTGCACATAAAAAGATCGGTGGTAAATTTCCAGTAGTGATTAAAACATTAACAGGTACACAAGGCGTGGGTGTTGCAATAGCAGAAAGTAAACAATCGTTAGTATCTTTCTGCCAAGCACTATGGAAATACGATGCACAATTATTAATCCAACAATATTTACCATTAAAATCAGATATTAGAACATTAGTCGTAAATGGTAAGATAGCCGGATCAGCTGAAAGAGTAAAACAAGATGATAAAGAGTTTAGAAATAATGTTCATTTAGGAGCTAAAACTTTACCATATAAACTATCAGATGATGAAATAAAACTTGTTAAGCAAGCCGCACGTGCGACTGGCGCACTATATTGCGGTGTTGATCATTGTAAAGTAGGAAAGAATAACTATGTTTTAGAGATAAATGGGTCACCAGGTATTCGATCACACTTTAATGCATACGATTTAGAAACAGAAAAATCACTTGGAAAAGTAAATGATGAAGATATTTTAGATACAATTATAACTTACTTTACACATGAATTACATAGAAAACCATTATTTAGAACTGAAAGTGGTTATATAGAAAGAGTACAATTAGATGGTTTAGACAATGCAATTCGAGCTAAATTTGATACTGGTAATGGAACAGATGCTAGTATGTTACATGTAGATAGCTTAGATATAGATGGCGATACTGCTATCTGGAAGAAGAATGGACAACAATTTAAGTCAAATATAGTTGATGTTTCTATAGCTAGAAGATTACCGACTATAAAAGAAAAGAGACCAGTTATAGAATTAACTGTACATTTTAATAATAAATCCTATCCAAACACACGTATTGCACTATCAACAACAGATACCGCTTCAGAAATGTTGGTCAATAGAGACTTAATAACAACATTTAAAGTATCAGTTAACCCAAATAAACGATTTGTATTATCCGACCACGTCGGTAAAGAAGATAATACAGATACTTAGGAAATTAGAAAGCATAAATAAATGTGATTGAATATAACCGTATTATGAAACTTATAAACTAACTCACAAAATTGAGAGGATAAAGCGATGGCATTTCAAGTATCACCAGGCGTCCAGGTTAAAGAAATAGACGCAACGAATGTAATCCCAGCCGTATCTACCAGCATTGGTGGATTTGCAGGATCATTCAACTGGGGACCAGTAGACCAGATAGTAACAGTAGGTTCTGAATCAGAACTAGCTGAACGATTTGGTACTCCAGATGACAATACAGCGAAATATTTTCTTACAGCTGCGGCATTCCTTAAATATGGTAACGCGCTGAAAGTTGTTAGGGCAGCATCAGGTCATGATAATGCGACCGCCGATGGTACCGGGCAACTTATTAAGAATAGTGTAGATTATGAAAATAATTACTCGAGTGGTTCATTAAGTAAGGGTCTATGGGTAGCTAAATATCCAGGTTCACTAGGAAACAGCTTAAAAGTTTCTATGATTTCGCAAGGAATCGCAGACTTTACAGCTTGGGCACACGCCGGATCATTTGATGGCGCCCCTGGTACATCTGATTACGCAGTTAATCTAGGTAAGACTTCTTATAACGATGAATTACACGTAGCAGTTATAGACGAAGACGGATTATGGACAGGTACAGCTGGTACCGTTCTAGAAACATTCGCATTCGTATCCCAAGCGTCAGACGCGAAGAAGACTGATGGAACTACCAATTATTATAAAGATGTTATTAATAACACATCTGAATATATTTGGTGGGCTGATCACGACTCTACAAATCTAACAAACGCAGGGGAATCCTTAGCAAGTAGATCGAGTGCATTTGACACCCACAACGCAGTTATAGATCATAGCTTAAGTGGTGGTTCAGACGATAATACTCCAACAGTAGGCGAGATAGCTCTTGCTTATGATCTTTTCGAAGATGCAGAAACTGTTGATGTTAACTTATTGTTTGCATGTCCAGATGCTAACGGAGCAGAAACAATTGCAGAAGACTTAATTTCTATAGCAAACGCTAGAAAAGATTTAGTTGCATTTGTATCACCTCCAATCGAAGACACAGTCGGAAGTTCACAACCAGCAACAGACGTTATGGCGTTTGCAAATGGTTTAACTAGTACTTCTTACGCAGTCTGTGATTCAAGCGCACTATATGTATACGACAAATATAACGACGTATACAGATATATTGGTGCAGCTGGTCACGTAGCAGGTCTATGCGCTAACACTGATAGAGTGGCTGATGCATGGTTCTCACCAGCAGGTGTTAACCGAGGTCAACTATTAGGCGCAACAAAATTAGCATTCAATCCAAAGAAAGCGGATAGAGATACATTATATAAAGGGCGTGTTAATCCTTTAGTATCTTTCCCAGGAGAAGGTATGATGCTTTTTGGAGATAAAACTCTATTAAGCAGAGCTTCAGCTTTTGATAGGATTAACGTTCGAAGATTGTTCATAGTATTAGAGAAAGCGATTTCTACTGCTGCTAAAGCACAATTATTTGAATTTAACGACGAGTTCACAAGGGCACAATTTAGAAATATGGTTGAGCCATTCTTGAGAGACGTCAAAGGGCGTAGAGGTATAACAGACTTTTTAGTAGTTTGTGATACGTCTAATAATACAGGAAATGTAATAGATAGTAATAACTTTGTTGCTGATATTTTTATCAAGCCAGCAAGATCAATTAACTTTATTACATTAAACTTCATTGCAACAAGAACCGGAGTAGAATTCTCCGAGATCGCAGGAGTATAGGGGGTAAAACATGGCAATATTAGGAGTAGATGATTTTAAATCAAAACTAGTTGGCGGTGGTGCGCGTGGAAACTTATTCAAGTGTACTGTTAACTTCCCTGGATACGCAGCGGGAGACGTTGAACTTACATCATTTATGTGTAAGGCAGCTGCTTTCCCAGCATCGATAGTAGCACCTGTAGAAGTTCCGTTCAGAGGAAGAAAGCTTCAGATAGCTGGAGATAGAACTTTTGAACCTTGGACTATTACAGTTATTAATGATGTTGGTTTCGAAGTCAGAGATGCTTTCGAAAGATGGAGCAATGGTATTAATGGACATAACTCTAACAGTGGATTAAGTAATCCTACGGACTATCAAGCTGATGCTATAATGGAACAGCTAGATAAAGAAGGAAATGTAACTAAGAAGATTGATCTTCGAGGAATATGGCCTTCTAACATTTCAGCAATAGAGGTTGCCTATGACCAGGAAAACCAAATTGAGGAATTTACTGTAGAATTGCAAATGCAATACTGGGAGTCAAATACCACTAGCTAAAACTAGTATAAATATATTACAGAGAGGGATTAATTTCTCTCTCTGATAATATAGGATAAAATTATGGCAGAATTTTTCGGATTCGAAATAAACAGAAAGAACCAGAACAAAGAAGTTCCAAAGGTTTCTTTCGTACCAAATACAGACGAAGACGGTGCTGGTGTTATAAGCACTGGCGGTCACTTTGGTGCATATTTAGATCTTGATGGAGATAAAGCAAAAAGCGAGATAGATCTTATTATGAAATATCGTGATGTTGCAGCACAACCAGAATGTGATGCAGCTGTAGAAGATATAGTAAATGAAGCAATTGTTGGAGATCATAACGATGTTCCAGTAGATATAGTCTTAGATAAAGTAGACGCTTCAGATAAAATTAAGAAGATGATGAAAGAGGAATTTGATACCATTATTTCTCTGTTAAACTTTAATCAGTATTCACACGATATATTTAGGAAATGGTATATAGATGGAAGACTACCTTACCATGTTATAATAAACGATGGTAATCCAAAAGCAGGTATTAAAGAATTAAGATATATAGATCCTACTAAATTAAGAAAAGTAAAAGAAATAGAAGAAGAGGAAGATCCTAAAACAGGTGCTAAGCTTATTAAGAAGCAAAAAGAATTCTTTCTTTTCCAAGATAATGCTTTAGGAAAATATAATCAAGGATTAAAAATTAATCCAGATGCTATTGTATATGGTACATCTGGAGTATTAGATTCATCACGTAAGAGAATCATGTCTTATTTACATAAGGCTATTAAGCCAGTAAATCAGTTAAGAATGATGGAAGATTCTGTTGTTATCTATAGAATAAGTAGAGCACCAGAAAGAAGAATATTTTATATTGATGTTGGTAACTTACCGAAAGGTAAAGCAGAAGAATACTTACGTGGTATTATGAATCAATATAGAAACAAATTAGTTTATGATGCTAAAACTGGTGATGTTAAAGATGATAAAAAACATATGAGTATGTTAGAAGACTTCTTCTTACCAAGACGTGAAGGTGGTAGAGGAACGGAAATAACTACATTACCAGGTGGAGAAAACTTAGGACAAATAGATGATATAATCTATTTCCAAAAGAAATTATATAGAGCATTAAACGTTCCTATTAATAGGTTAGAACAAGAAGCACAGTTTAGTTTAGGTAGAGCTTCTGAGATAACTAGGGACGAAGTTAAATTTAAAAAGTTTATTGATAGATTGAGAAAAAGATTCTCAGACGTTTTTATACAATTATTAAAGACTCAATTAATGTTGAAAAATGTAATTACTGCAGATGAGTGGAACGAATGGAAAGAATCCATACAGTTTGACTATATTGAAGATAATTACTTTTCAGAATTAAAAGAAGCTGAAATGTATAGAGAAAGATTCGATATGTTAGGTTCACTAGATGAGCATATTGGCCGATTTATATCAAATGAATGGGTTAAAAAGAATATACTTAGGTTTAGTGATGATGATATAGAGACTATGAATAAGCAAATCGAAGATGAGGAACGTGGCGGTGAGAACGATATGCCTGATCCAGATGATCCTAGATTCGGTTAAGACTTTAAATTTTATAAATATAATACAGAGGAAAAATTGAAATGAGTGAGACTATTAAAGATATTATTGCTAGATTAAAGGACGGTGATAACGTAAACGCAAAAAAAGGGTTTGATACAGCAATGGCTGACAAAATGCAAGACTCTTTAGATGCAAAAAAAGTAGAGATTGCTTCTGGCATGATTCAGAAAAAGGTTGAAGAACCTGTTGAAGAACCTGCTATCGAAGCTGAATCTGAAGAAGAATAGGACAAATATGAAATTAATCGCAGAATATAACGATAGTAATTTACAAAGCTATATTACCGAAGATAAAAAAGGTAATAAGAGTCACGTTATTGAAGGCGTATTCATGCAGGCTGATTCTAAAAATAGAAATGGCCGAATATATGAGAAAAAGATTTTAGAAGCTGCTGTTGATAAGTATATCAAAGAGCAAGTTTCTACTGGAAGAGCAGTTGGAGAATTAAATCATCCGGAAGGACCAACTGTTAATCTAGATAAAGTTTCACATAAGATTACTGAACTCAAATGGGACGGAAGTAATGTTATAGGAAAAGCATCAATCCTTAAAACTCCAATGGGGCAGATCGTAGAAGGTTTGCTTGAAGGGGGAGTTAAGCTTGGTGTATCAAGTCGTGGAATGGGAAGCCTTGTGCAAAGAAATGGTACTAGCTACGTTGGCAAAGACTTTATGTTAGCCACCGTGGACATTGTCCAGGATCCATCCGCTCCAGAAGCATTCGTTAATGGAATTATGGAAGGAGTAGAATGGGTATGGGATAATGGAATACTAAAAGCACGAGACATTGAAATAATTGAGACTGAAATAAAGACAGCTAAGAATACTGCATCTTCGGATGTAGAAATTCGAGCCTTTAAAAATTTCCTCTCGAAACTTGTAAACTCTAAATAAATAGGAGAAACGACATGTCAGAAGACGTAAATAACAATAACGCTGAAGACATATCTGAGCAAGCTTCTGATGAAGTACTTAACGATGAAGAACAAGTAGTCGAAGGTACCGAAGAGGAAGTTGTTGAAGAAACACAAGAAGAAGTTACTGAAGAGTCTGTTGAAGACTTAGAAGAAGCTAAAAAAGCTAAAGAAGAAGATATGGAAGAATCAAAAGAGGTTTCCATACCTAAAACTAAAGCTGGTGTTATTCAAGCAGCTGTTGATATGTTAAAATCAGCAAGAAAAGAGGACGCGCAAAAGCTTTTCGCTAAGATGGCGAAGATAGACGAAGTCGATGAAGATAACGATCAAGAAGTAGCAGATGCAGATAAAGCCATGAAGGATTCTTTACCTAAGAAGAAGAATGAGCTTAAAGCAAAAGCAAAAGTTGAGAATGTTGACTTCGATGAAGATCTAGATACAATCATCAAAGAAGAAGCTACTCTTTCAGATGGATTCCGTGATAAAGCATCAACTATATTCGAAGCAGTGCTAACTAGCAAACTTGCAGAAGAAGTTGAACGTTTAGAAGCAGAATATGCGCAAAACTTGGAAGAAGAAGTTACTGACATCGAATCAGGCTTAGTAGAGAAAGTAGACTCATACTTAAACTACGTAGTTGAAGGTTGGATGAAAGAAAACGAAGTTGCAATCAATCAAGGTTTAAAAACTGAAATTGCTGAAGACTTTATGACTTCCTTACAAGCAGTGTTCAAAGAACATTATATTGAGGTTCCAGAAGGTAAAGAAGACTTAATCGACGATTTAGCCGAGCAAGTATCTGAGCTAGAAGAATCTTTGAATAAATCCACAGAAGAAAATATTTCTTTAAATAGTCAAGTTCATTCTTTCGAGAAAGACGCGATTATAAGAGATGCTTCTTCAGGGCTTGCAGAAACTGAAGCTGAAAAATTATCTAAACTAGCAGAAGATGTTGAGTTTGATACTAAAGATTCTTTCCAACAGAAAGTTGACACTATCAAACAAAGCTACTTCAAAGGTGAAGTTAGTGAATCAGTGGACGAAGTAAACAGCATGGCAGGCGAAGATACAGCAGAAATTGTTGAATCATCAGAAGCTATGTCTAGATACACTCAGGCTATAACTAAATTTAATAAGTAATCAAAAGGGGAAACAAATGTTTAACGCAGATTCAAAATTAATTGAAAAATGGTCCCCGGTACTAGAACACGAAAGTGCTCCAGCTATCGAAGATCGCTACAAGAAAGCTGTTACAGCTAGATTGTTAGAGAACCAAGAGATTGCTCTTAAAGAAGAAACAGCACAAGCACAAGGAAATTACATTTCCGAGGCAGCAGCTGCTAACAATATTGGAACAGGTTCGGCTCCGAATAACATCGGAACTTTCGATCCAGTATTAATCTCTTTAGTAAGAAGAGCAATGCCTAACTTGATTGCATATGATATTGCTGGTGTTCAGCCAATGACTGGACCAACTGGCCTTATCTTCGCAATGAAGTCAAAATATAGTTCACAGACAGGATCAGAAGCATTCTTCGACGAAGCAGATACTGACTTTTCTGGAACTGGTACTCATCAAGCAGACCCAACTGGTTTGTCTGGTGTAACTGATGCAGACACTGACGCAACAATCGCTGATGAATCTGACACAGTCTCAACTTTCGGTTCAGGTATCGCTACCTCAGCCGCAGAGAGATTAGGTGTTGGTGAATCAGGTGAT